TCGGATATCGTGGGTACAACTGATCTAGATCAACTTGGGTTTTCCGTTTCCCTCTCAAATAATGGATCCCGTGTAGCGATTGGGTCTCCCCATAGTGCTTCAAATAAAGGTCACGTGGAAGTATATGACTACAGTGTGGGAAGTGGTTGGACACAAACGGGGAGTGATATCGTTGGTGCGACTGCCGGTATGCGGTATGGATACTCAGTAGATCTTTCTAGTGATGGTACCCACGTAGCTGTGGGTGCTCCATTTGATGACACCACTGCCACTGATTCTGGTCTTGTGAATGTGTATAAATATGCATCTAACTCGTGGACGAAGGTTGGTGCTGATATTGTTGGTGCCGCCACTCTACACAAATTGGGTACATCCGTTTCCCTTTCTAGTAATGGAATTATATTGGCAGTGGGAATTCCTGGAAATGGACAAGGTAGTGTCAAGTCATATGCACTAAGTAGTGGGAGTTGGGTAGCACGTGGATCGGAATTAATTGGGGAGGCTACCAGTGATAAGTTCGGTACATCTGTGTCATTATCCAGTAATGGTGCTAGGTTAGTTATAGGTGCCCCCGAAAACGGCACTGCTGGACATATCCGAATTTTCAGTTACAGTGGTAGTGCTTGGAGTCAAATGGGTACTGACATTGATGGTGCAGCTGCCGGGGATAAATTTGGTACATCTGTGTCATTCTCCGGTGACGGGACGAGGGTAGCCGTGGGTTCACCGGGATCTTCTTTTGGGGACGTGAAAGTGTATGTGTATAAAAATACTACATGGACTAAACTTGGTGAAACTCTCATTGGTGGTATAACAGGTGATAAATTCGGGTCATCTGTATCTCTTTCAACGACCGGATTGAGAATAGGGGTTGGACCCGATGTGACGACTGGTGACACTAGGGGTTATGCATACGCGTACGCTCTACAGACAAGTGAGGAGGAAAAGTTTCTCATGCACAATCGTTTCAACTTCTCTTCTAGTGAAAACTTTGATGAGAACACTACATTTTTCAATCCAGTGTTAGATACTGCACAATTTTTCATTTATGGAAACAAATTACCAAACGTTTCCAATACAAATCACAATTACTTCAAATATCTCGTCCCCCATAGGAATAGATTAGCTCGACCAATCAGGAATATTTATACATATAGCTTCTCGATGAATCCAATTAATGTGGAGCCCTCGGGAAACTTGGATTTCAGTAGTATAGAATCGGATAAAACCGTCTTTGAGGTGAAACTTGATACTACGAAGGTTGATATTACAAAAGACATATACACTCTACAAATGTATTACACTGGGTATTATACATTTAACTTTGAGAATGGATTCATGTCTGCCTCTTACTAAAGAGGGACCCCTTGTTAGTGCTAATATAATCAATAATATTGTTCTTGATACACCATTTGATGAAATTCAGCTGTGCCAGCGTTGTATGAATTTCTTGAGATGTCCCCGGTACGACGTATGGAAACTTTGCAGATCTGCAAAAGGGGTCAAACAGTTTTTTACTGTAACCATCCAAACTCGACTTATATGCACAATGAACGGTAAACAATTTACCGTCAGTGGTCGTGTACGTTGTGTTATTTTTTTTAGCGTAATTCGTGATAAACCATTCAAGGTTTCTCAGTGAAATACCGGTTGTTTTATCTAAAATGTTTAAAAGTTTAGTTCTATTCTTCTCTTCGTTATAAAAGTTGTTGATTGATGATAGTAGAATATCTGATTTACTCATTAGTAAATAATGAATTCATATCTCTAAATACATTTGAACGAATACAAGCTGGACAATCTGGAACAAAAACGCGTTCGGGACCATGGGTATGGGAATTCATACTGGAAATGTCTCTTTGACGAATAATCCTCCCTTGGGACACATGTTTTCCACAATATCCTTCATGAAGTCCCTTGAATGTGCATCTATGACCATCAGATTTAGTACCCTTACATGTCAATCCAGTGTAAACGTCGGGTACATCTCTAAGTAGCAGGTCGAGAGATATACCATGTTTTTTTGAGACGATTTCTGCATATTCGTTCACGATCTCGCTTATACGCAGTTTCAGTTCTTCATCGAATATGTGCATAATTTTATCATACGACGTCATTGCTTACTTCTATCTTGTTCGTATTTTTTAAATAGGTCTTCAATAGAATTAGCCTTCTCTAAATTAGACTTTAACCGTTGTTTAAGTTCTACGATTGTACCGTCAGATGCGAGGTTTCGATTTTTACACTCCTCCACAAGTTCACCCTTTTTCATACCACTAAATGTCGGTTCTTTCTTCTTTTTTGGGGGTTGATGTTGATTGATGATTTCACCGAATATTTCATCTTTCGTGTTTTCAAATAGGGGGTCTAGAAGATCACACACCGGGTTTAAAAACTTATTCTCGAAATAGTAGTGATAGTCTACTGGAATTTCATTTTCCGCAACGTATACGGGATCCTCTGATTTTTCGAAAGCTTTGGCTTTGGGATCACCCGTCTTTGTCAATATGTAAGGAACGCGGTCACCAGATTGTGGTTCAGACCCAGGTTTCCTCTCACGCATTTTACGAACCACTTGGACGTGTGCCTGGTTAATGTCATCAATTTGGGAACTCATAATCGATACTGGTACACCATTAACCTTGTAAGTGTCCGATAGACCTTGACTCAATATCAATTTTTCATTGGGTATATCACCAGATAATAACTCTATCGCACGCTCCCTCGCAAGTTCGAGGGGTGGTCCAGGGTCATTTGATGTCAATATAACATCTAGCAATTCCTTACACACTTCCCTCACGTGGGGTGTATTATCACGACGAACAACTTGGAGACCCTTGATGTCGATATAGTCCATGTTCATCTTCCCATCCTTACCCTTTGTCCAAAGTTTCGCGGCGTAACGTTTCTTTGAATAGAGGAAGTAGGGCCAGTACACCTTTTCAAGCTCCAGATTGTTGGGTTTTTTGAAAAGAGAGCTACATTCTTCTGCAGCGCGTTCTCCCAATTCCCAGCTATACTCGATAGCCTCCTCACCTTTACGATCACCGACATCAAACTCAACCATCACTGAATCTGTGTCACCATACCTCACCTTCGCACCCGGGAAATGTTCCTCTACGTACGCTTTGGTCTCCTCGATCATACTACGCCCTCGAGAAGTTGTTGTAGAGGCGATAGGTACACAGGGTAGAATACCCTTCCCAGCTCCAGTAAAACCGTACACAGAGTTCATAGAAATCTTGTACGCCAATTGTTTACCATTGTATACTTCTTTCATAGATCCAGTAGCAGCAGCCATATCCCGCTTAGCTTTTTTACGGAATTGTTTGAGTTCTAGGAGAATACTGGGTAAAAGACTTGGCACACCTTGGGCGAATTTATACGTTCTATCCCCAATTTTGAAGGTTTCATACACAATCCCAGGGATGTTACCATATCTCTTTTCATCCATCACGTATGTAGAGTAACATAGATTATCCGCCATCATGATAGAAGGGTACAAGGCTTCAAAATCGAGAGCTGTAATTGGTGTATAATATGCACCCTTTTGTGCATCGAGAACGGTCGCACCCTCATAAGGTTCCTCGGGTATAGCTCCATAACGAATCGTGGGTACCATAAACCCTAATTCCCTTGCCTTTTTTGTAAGCTGACTGAAAACCTTAATCTGCTGCCCCCTCTCTACAAGGAAACATAGGGGGACCCACGTCGCTTTAGCCATCTCCAATAAGTTCAAAAGTATACACATTTTCTTCATCAATTTATGTGGGAGTAACGTATCCTTGATACAATATTCAGCAACCTCCCCAAGTTTCACGGGATTCTCTTCTATGAAGCGGGCAAACATTTCTTTTGGGGGCATATCAATTTTCTGATCCCCGAGATACAACTTCGATACGTTATTCAAACTGTAGGAATCTAGTTTATACCCCTTCTTTACTTCGTGAAACATATCGAAAATGAAACGCCCCGACATTGGGAGTAGCTTCAGCATATTATCACCAAGTGCACTCGAACTGAGTTTTTTTAGAGAAAGTTCACAAGTCTGACTCTTCAATTTACCCAACTTGAAAAAATTCGGGTTACACCCCAGTAAGTGCGCTCGTTTATAAATGTATTGGAGATCGAACCCGAAAATATTCCAACCCGTTAAGATGTCGATATCCTTTTTTTGTACGTATTTTTGAAATGCTTCTAACATCGCCTTCTCGGTGTCAAAACTCACGACGTCCGGACCCTCTGTGTTCTTGTAGCATAGACACACCTTTTCATAAGGCTCATCTTCACCAAATTTACACAGTGAAACCGCGATTTGAAAGCAAGCATCCCCAATAACATCAGGATCTGGGAATTTTCCAGTGGAACTGTTACATTCTATATCAAATGATGCCACGACGAATGGGGCGATATCATCACGTTCAACTGGTTTGAGGGTGTTCCACTTGTTACAGTATAGATCTATATCCACATTAGAAAGATATGACCGGACACATTCATCCCCACTGTCAATCCAACCAGTCGATTGAATACCAGTTCGATGCATCAGGCGAAGTACAGGGTCCAGGTTGGACTCATACACTTTCAACTTGATCATACCAGTTGAGAGAGTTATAAAGTTCTTGAGGAAGTAATCCACACGCCGTCTCATGGACAAATTGCGGAAGTCAACTTTCATAAAACCAAACTCCTCATTGTTTTGAAATCCCCAGACATCTTTCGATTTCATCACAGAGTAAGATACCAAGGTTTCAGGACATTTTCTATCGATAACATCATAGATTTCTTGAATCATCTTCGGTGTAGCACCACGCGGGAGTTTGATGAAAAAGTAAGGTGTGAATGAGGTGGTCACACACACAGACGCGCCATTCTCCATCTTACCAAAAATACTCACCAAATGTTCTTCCTCCACATCGCGTGCTTCCCAAGTCAATGCCTGGAAAACTACCATCCCTTTTATGTATACAATGACCCAAAATTTTAATATCATTTATTAATAAATGTCAGCTGCTTTAATCGATCTTGTGTCGGTGGGTGCCCAGGATGTGTACATCACTGGTCAACCTGAAGTCAGCTTCTTCCGTCAAAACTACAAGCGACACACCAACTTCTCGATGAAGCCCGAGCGCATGGACTACATCGGTACATTCGCTGCCAACAACGAGGTTGCCATCCCTATTCGTTCCAAGGGTGATCTCATGAGCTATATTTGGATTGAGGCCACTGGTATTGCGGCAGTGCAAACCAACACCACGGGTCTATTCTCCCAAAATGCGGCTGCCCCCACCGAATTCAGTCTGTGGATTGGTGGCCAAAAGGTTAGCGAACTCGATTCCCTTTTCATCCAAGGTGTTCATAACCCCCTCTTGCGCGACTCAGCTGCGAAGGCGGCTTCCGCGGTTACTACAAACAACAAGAAGGCCAACCACGGTGGGGATCACTACATGCTCCCATTCTTCTTTGGTGAGGACTGGACCAAGTGTCTCCCCCTCGTTGCGCTCCAGTACCACGATGTTGAGATTCGCATCAAGTGCCGTGATGGTTTCACCCCCGGTAGCACCCCCAAGGTGTGGGGTAACTATGTGTACCTCGATACCGAGGAACGTTCTTTTTTCACCGATAATGAGCATGAGATTCTCATTACCCAAACGCAACACCAATTGGCGACCAAGACTGACACCGAATTCGATTTGAGCTACTTCAACCACCCAGTCAAGTCCCTTCACCTTGTCTCTGGTAAGGCTACTGGTAACGACTGGGACTCTGAATTCACATTCGGAAAGTCGTCCCTCTACATTAACGGTGTCGCTCTATTCGAGGAAACCTCCCCCGTGTACCATCACTCGGTTGTCCCCGAAATGCACAGTACAGATCTCCCCGACGATATTCTCGAGGATCTCCCAACCTTCACTTGGCCATTCTGTGTCAGCCTCAGTAAGATGCAACCCACTGGGACTCTGAATTTCTCGCGCATCGATAATGCCAAGTTGACCGTGACAACCCCCACTGGTGGTAACGCACTTCATCGAGTGTACGCCGTCAACTACAACATTCTCCGCATCAAGCAGGGTATGGGTGGTGTTGCTTTTGGTAACTAAGTGGAACTGATAAATTGTAAAAAGTATATAAAAATGGTTAAATCTTCCTCACGACCCCAAAAACCCTCCAAGTTCGTAGTAGACCTTGGACCGGGAATAGACAGGATCGTCAAGAAGACACTCGAAAAAAAAGATGCGAAAATCAAAAAACAAAAATTGATTATTTTGGCTCTCCGCTCAATGGGTACCAAGGTCGATGATACGAAGGTTGTTATTTCGGGGTTGGAACGAGAGAGGATACAACTCCGAAATGACAAGGAAAAGCTACAAGAGCAACTGATAATGTTACAGAAAGTAAATATCGAGATGGAAAACAAGTTTAGAACACTCGAAGCTCGTGGTGATTCACTCGAGAGTATTTCCAATCGGCAACGTGCAAGTAACGCCGGAATAAGAAGCGTTGCGTTGAATAATGCATTTAAGAATTTGAGAAACGGTTATTCTCTCTCAAGAATGCAACCTCGCACTAAATCTATCATTCAACAAGCGGGACGATGGGATGAAGCACTCGCACTTTCCAAGAGAACGGCACAGATGAAGCTATGTTAGTCCATTTTTATACTTACTCGATTTTCTAATAACCGATCTATACGTTCCTTTTCTCTCCTCATAAAAATCGAGAATTCTTTCACTTCCCCTTGGAGCTTGACTTTACCAGCCTGTCTAACCCATATAGTTTGTTCAACCCTAACCATATCAACGCAAGACATTTTAGTGTCCGGTGCATTACTGTGGTATATCGCGAGTGCCGTTGCATCTTTACGAGTTTCTTTTGGTAGAACATCCCTTTCATCACATATAACTACATGCCCCCCAGAATACCCTGCAACATGCATCCACCAGTATTTAGGGGCACTGGCTAATGTCAATTCATCATTTTCTTTCGCATTTTGACCAACCTTAATTATCGTACCATCGAGTGATGTGTATTCGAGCATAATTAGTATTATATTTTTTTCCTTATGTAGTATTAATGCACGTCGTATTTCAACCCAGTCCTTCGATTACTCACAAGTATAGAGTCACCTTACCAAGTAAGAGAACTATAGACTTTGGTCAGACAGGGGTTCAATATTTCCCGGACCATCGTAACCCCCGTCTTATGCGTGCACAACTTCTTAGGAAAGGTGCTATCATTCCTAAGGAGATGCGAATAGAGAGGGATCAGTATCAGATACAGAGAGATATGCTAAAAATCAAAGAAAGTACCCAAGAAGATTGGGAAGATTTCTTCCGGGCTGAATATTGGGAGAGATGGATATTACATACTTACCCTAATGTGGATAAGGCTAAATTATATATGACTATGAGTCAAGGTATACTTTTTATGCCTACACCAGAAGATTTATGGTTTTCTAATTGCCGGTAGACCCAAAGCCATCAGAGCCACGTTCAGTGTCCTCGACAATACTAATTTCCTCAATTGGGGGAGTCTCACAACGCTCTAGAATGAGCTGCGCAATACGATCACCCTTCTTGATTTCAAAGTCCTTCAATCCATGATTAAATAGAATGACTTTAATTTCACCGGTATAATCTGGGTCAATCACACCCGCACCAACATTTATGCAGTGCTTCGCGGCTAGACCCGAGCGGGGAGCTACACGACCGTATACCCCCGGTGGAAGAACCACTGTAATACCAGTTCCTA